CGTGGGAAGACACGCATGTTATGCAGGTTATCGCGCAGGCAGCTGCGCTAAGTCGGTAGAGGCGTCGTCTAATCCCGTGCGGACAATGGGCGGCTACGCGATGAGAGGGCGGGGTATGTGACCCTACGATCCGTCCCACCAGAGCTGGAGAACTGCACCAGCCACCTGCACCTATTTCAAAGGCTCGCCATATCGGTGGGCCTTCTTTCGTTCTGGCTCCCTAACTGGGGAGGATATCGAGATGACCATGCCTGAGAAGAACCCTGAGTTCTGGATACTCGCGCTCGCCTGGCTGAGTCAGCACTCACCGACGCTTTACGCGGCCGGGCTTTCTGCCTTGATGGCTGGTGTCCGGATCATCTACGGCGGCGGCACACGGCGACAGGCGCTACTCGAAGCCACGATCTGCACGCTGATCACCATTGGGCTGATCCCAGTCCTTGAGTACTTCGGCCTACCGCAGAACTTTGCGACGGCGGCCGGTGTGTTCATTGGCTTCTTGGGTGTGAAGAAACTCGCTGACTTGGCTGATCGCTTTGCCGAGTTCAAGTTTCCCTCCCGCGGCGCCGGGCAGTAATCCGCGACACGTTTCGAGAATCAGCAAATCGTGTCGCGACATTGGAGAGAGTCATGCCAAGACCTGAAAGCTTTCATTGCGTCGCCGATGGGCGCGGTACGCGATCGGTATTTGTGAATGCCAACGAGATAGCCAATGTGCTCTGGTGCGACACGGTTGCCGGAGTAGTTGTTTTCGCGCCGGACCCCATCAGGACGAAGAGCCCGAACCGCGATGAGGTCTATACGCGTCGTCTTCGCGGAGTTGTGACAGTCGCGCAGAAATGAAGAAGTCGTGGCTTGTCACCACGCCAGGCTATCCACCATTCCCGATGATCATGCCGGAAGACCACAACCACGCTGGAGCACTGGCGTTCGTTAGGACTATCTGGCCTCAAGCAACTGTCGAGTGAGCGCCATGGCTGATACACGTTCATTTACCTCCAGGTCCCGCCACTACGACACCACCAAGCGGATCACCGGTAGGGCGCTACAGAAGCGCCGCCTAAGCGTCTGGACTAAAGACCCATGCTGCGCCATGTGCCGACGGCTCACCGAGTTCCCATCGGGCTTCGAGCTGGACCACAAGGTGCCGCTGTTCAAGGATGGCGAAGACACCGAGGCCAACTGTCAGATCCTATGCGTTAGCCGGGATGGAAAGTCACCAGGCTGTCATGAGCGCAAGACAGCTGATGACCTTGGGTTCCGCTTGAAGATCCAGATCGGGCCTGATGGTTACCCTCTCGAATGATGAAAATGCACCGTTCTGGCGCAAAGATAGATGCGAATCGATCGCAAAGGGGAGGGGGAGGGGAAAACTTCAGGCGACGTGTTGCCGGAAATCGGCCCTCGCCCTTTCCTTTCATTAATCCGTAGTTTTTTGGTAAATCGCGATGGCCGAAAGAGGCAAAAAATCAGTCGCCTCGTTGTACGTGGCCAAGCCTGATGGCATCGATTCAAGGATGGCCCCGCCAGCGGGTTTGACGCCCGCTCAGAAGGCGACATGGGTCACCGTGGTAAATGCCCGGCCTGCCGATTGGTTTGGCCCTGAGAACGCAGCTCTGCTCGTCCAATACTGCCGACACAAAGTGCAGTCCGACATCCTGGCTCAACAGCTGGAATCCTTCGACCCGGCCTGGCTGCTGGAAGACGAGGGCCTTAAGCGTTACGACAAACTCAGCGGTATGGTCGAGCGCGAAACCAGAACTATGAATGCGCTGCTCAGATCAATGCGCCTCACACAGCAAAGCTTGGTCCGAGCGGACAAGGCAGTACCTTCGGCAAAAGGACGTAAACCATGGCAGGGCGAAAACGACTGACCAGAGGCGAGCGCAATATCGCCTGGATCGAGAGTTTTTGCTGTATTCCCGAAGGGAAGATGGTCGGTAAGAAGGTCAAGTTGACCGCCAAGCAGCAGCATTGGATCAAGCGGATTTACGATTCACCGACCCGCACGTTCATTTTGTCCATGGCTCGCAAGAACGCCAAAACTGCGTTGAGCGCTTTCATCGTCCTATTGCACCTCTGCGGACCTGAAGCCCGTGCGAACTCACAGATTTACAGCGCCGCCCAGTCACGCGACCAGGCAGCGATCTTGTTTGAACTGGCCGCCAAGGTCGTTCGGATGAGCGAAGACCTTTCGACCTACGTGAACATCCGGGACACAGCAAAGGAATTGCTCTGCGGTGAGCTCGGCACGCTTTACAAGGCACTTAGCGCTGATGCGGCCACCAAGTTCGGTCTGAGTCCGGCGCTGATGATTCACGATGAACTGGGCCAGGTGATCGGTCCCAGATCACAGCTGTATGAAGCGCTGGAAACCGCCAGTGCGGCCCAGGAAGACCCGCTGTCGATCATCATCAGCACCCAGGCACCGACCGACGCCGATTTACTCAGCCTGCTGATCGATGACGCGCTGTCTGGCGCGGATCCGCGTAACAAGGTCGAGATTTGCACCGCACCAATGGATATGGATCCTTTTAGCGAGGAGGCCATACGGGCGGCAAACCCGCATTTCGATGACTTTATGAACAAGACTGAGGTGTTCCGCCAAGCATCCGATGCTAAGCGGTTGCCCAGTCGCGAACCGGCCTACCGAAACCTGATTCTGAATCAGCGCGTCGAGGCCAGGAGCCCGTTTGTAAACAGGACGATCTGGGCCGAAAACGGCGCCAGGCCAGCATCGATCGATGGCCGGCGCGTTTATGGCGGCCTCGATCTATCAGCGGTTAACGATTTGACCGCTCTGGAGCTGGTGAGCGAGGACGGCGACGTAGAGTCGACCTTCTGGCTGCCGGAAGAAGGGCTTGCAGAAAAATCCCGGAATGATCGGGTGCCCTACGATCAGTGGGCGCGAGATGGATACCTGGAAACCTGCCCAGGCCGTTCGATTGAGTATGACTTCGTGGCTGAACATCTTCGAACTGTGTTCGACCGGTGCGATGTCCAGTTCATCAACTTTGACCGTTACAACATGCGTTTCTTGAAGCCCTGCCTGATCAGAGCAGGGTTTTCGGAAGAGGAACTGGAGCGGTTCAAGGAGTTTGGCCAGGGTTTTCAAAGCATGTCGCCCGCGCTGCGGGAGCTGGAGTCTCGCCTATTGGGCAAGAAGCTTCGTCACGGCATGCACCCGGTGTTGACCATGTGCTCTGCAAACGCAGTAACGGTTACCGATCCGGCTGGCGGCCGCAAATTCACAAAATCCAAGGCAACCGGCCGCATTGACGGCATGGTGGCGCTGGCAATGGCCGTATCAGCTGCAAGTAGCGGCGAGGCGGAGGAAGCCGCGGCTGATCTTGATGCATTTCTATTCAGACCAATGAGTTTCTAATGGCCGATACCGACTACAGCATCGATCTGCGCACCCGCAGCCCCTTCTGGGCGCGCATGGCGAGCTTCTTTACGGGAGGCCGCCTCGTTACGCCTGAAAAGGGCTCACAGACCGGTCCCGTATCCGCGACAGGTGCGGTGGGCGACTCGGTGGTGTCTGATGAGCGCTCGCTACAGATCGCCACGGTATTTGCATGTGTTCGCCTGATCTCAAGCGTGACGGCTTGCATGCCGCTGGACGTTTTCGAGACCAAGGGCGATGACCGGAGCAAAGTCGGCCTGGACAACCCGCTTGCGCGGCTCCTGCGCTACATGCCCAACCAGTACATGACCGCGTTTGACTTCCGCGTGGCCATGACCATGCAGCTTTGCTTCTACGGCAACGCGTATGCACTGATTCAGCGCAACTCGGCGGGCGACGTGATCAGCCTCATCCCTCTGTTATCGGTAAACATGGATGTCCGAATGGAGGATAAGCGGGTTGTTTATAGGTACCGCCGCGATACTGAGTATGCCGAGTTCAAGCAGAGCGACATTTTTCACCTGAAGGGTTTCGGATTTAACGGGCTTGTAGGTCTATCGCCTATCGCCTTCGGGGCAAAAACAGCTGGTGTCGCGGTGGCCATGGAAGATCAGCAGCGAGACTTCTACGCGAACGGCGCGAAGTCCCCGCAGATCCTCTCGACCGGCGATAAGACACTGACCGAAGCGCAGCGCGACCAGCTCGACGTCAACTTCAAGGAGATATCGGGCGGTCCGGTGAAGAAGCGCCTCTGGATATTGGAAGCGGGATTCACCACCCAGGCCATCGGCGTGACGCCGCAGGACGCCGAAACCATGGCAGCCCGCAAGTTCCAAGTCAGCGAGTTGGCTCGCTTCTTTGGCGTGCCTCCGCACCTGGTGGGCGACGTTGAAAAGTCGACCAGTTGGGGCTCCGGCATTGAGCAACAGAACCTTGGCTTTTTGCAGTACACCATGGACCCATACCTGGAAATATGGGAGACCAGCATCCTGCGGTGGCTCGTCAAGCCTTCGGATGTGGGGCGCATTCATGCCGAGCATAATCGTGACGGCCTATTGAGCGGTGACTCCACAGCCAGGGCGAACTACATGAAGACTCTGGTCGACACCGGATTGCTCACCATCAATGAAGGCCGAAGGGTCAACAACCGACCTCCGCTTCCGGGTGGTGAGGTGGCTACACGGCAATCCCAAAACGTGCCCCTTGATCAACTTGGCAAAACGAACCCCGCCCCTAGCGGGGTTTAGTTTTTATGGAGCTATCGCATGTCCAATATTCAAAAGACCATTGCCTTCGAACAGGCCGAAATCAAGTTCGCTGGGAATGGCGCCCAAGGCGTCTTCGAGGGTTATGCCAGCGTTTTCAATAAGGTCGATGCTGATGGCGACATCATCCTGCCGGGCGCCTTCGCCAAAGCCCTCACTGGTCAAACGCGAGCGGTGGCGATGTTCTTCAATCACCAGCGCAACGAGATTCCCGTCGGCAAGTGGCTGCATCTTGAGGAAGACAGTAAGGGATTGCTGGCGCGAGGCGAGCTGACGCCTGGCAACCCTCAGTCCGAAGCGCTCAAATCCGCCATGCAACACGGCACGGTCAACGGACTTTCTGTCGGGTTCCTGGCAGCCGCCGGCGACTTCGACCGAATTGCGACCGGCATGTCCTTCAAATCCATGCAGCGGCTGCGCGAAATCAGCATCTGCACTGAGCCTGCCAATGAAGCGGCGGCAATCTCCTCGCTCAAGAGCATGGAGACCATCGAAACCATTCGTGACGCGGAACACTGGCTGAGGGATTCGGCCGGACTATCCAAGTCCGAGGCGCAGGCGTTGATCGCCCGCATCAAGTCCGCAGTTCGGAGCGATTCCGAAGGTGGCGAAATCACCGCGATCCTGGATCGCATCAAGTCCTTCCCATCTGTAGGAAAATAAACCATGTCCGAACTGGCCCAGATCCAAAAGGCAATCGAAGACGCGCAAAAGAACATGACTGATCTGTTCGATGCGCAGAAGAAAGAAATCACCAGCACCGGCGAGATCAGCAAGAAGCTGCAGACCGACCTGCAAACTGTCCAGGACGAACTGAAGACTGCCGGCACTCGCTTGTTCGATCTGGAGTCGAAGCTTGCCTCCGGCAATCTCGATAATCCGGAAACCAAGAAGTCGTTCGCCGAGCGTGCTGCCGAAGACCTGAAGAAGGGCTGGAACGGCTCCACTTCCGGCAAGGTCGACGTGAAAAGCTTCAGCAAGGCCCTGGGCGCCGGTGCCGGTTCGGCAGGAGCGTTGGTCCAGCCGCAGCAAAACCCGGGCATTCTGATGCCTGGTCTGCGCCGCCTCACCATCCGTGATCTGTTGGCCCAGGGCCGCACCACCTCGAACGCCATCGAGTACGTTCGCGAGAACGTGTTCATCAACAGCGCCGCGCCAGTTGCCGAGGGCAATCTGAAGCCCGAGTCGAGCCTGACCTTCACCAAGGAGACCGCGAACGTAAAAACTATCGCCCACTGGATTCAGGCCTCGCGCCAAATCATGGACGATGCGCCGATGCTGGAATCCTGTGTGAATGGTCGCCTACTGTTTGGCCTGGATCTGGTGGAAGAAGGCCAGCTGCTCAACGGTGACGGTACCGGCGATAACCTGATCGGCTTGAACAAGGTTGCCACTGCCTATGACGTCGCGCTGAATGCCGCCGGCGACACCCGGGCGGATCAGATTGCCCACGCCATCTTCCAAACGAGCGAGTCGGAGTTCGAGGCGTCCGGCCTGATCTTGAACCCGCGCGACTGGCATGCCATCGCACTGCTGAAAGATGCAGAAGGTCGCTACATCTTCGGCGGTCCTGCTGCTTTCGCCGCAAAGGTAATGTGGGGTCTGCCGGTTGTTGCCACCAAGGCTCAGGCTCAGGGCACCTTCACAGTCGGCGGCTTTGACCTGGCTTCGCAGATCTGGGATCGCATGGATGCGACCATTGAAATCAGCAACCAGGACCGCGACAACTTCGTGAAGAACATGCTGACCATCCTCTGCGAAGAACGCCTGGCGGTAACTCACTACCGTCCGACCGCGATCATCAAAGGCACTTTCACTCCAGCGGCATAACCAAAGGTGCGGGGCAGGTAACTGCCCCGGTTCCAGCATGAAGAAGATTCGCGCATTACGTCAGTTTTCCCACTACCACGCCGGAAACTTTGACCAGTTCGAAGTCCGCAACGTTGCCGATGAAGTCGCTGAGCAGTTGATTGGTCTGGAGTTGGCAGAAGAAGTCGATGCCGGCCCAATCCAGGAGCAGGAGCAGGAGCAGGAGCAGGAAGCCTCGGCCCTCAAGAAGAAGGCAAAGTAAATGATCGATCTGGCCCGCGTGAAACTCCACCTACGTGTAGATGGTGACGAGGAAGACCCGGTCATCACCGGTTATTTCGAAGCCGCCAAGGCTCACGTTGCCATGCACTGCGATCGCGAGCTGGTCGAGACAGAGCCGACAGGTCCAGAACAGATGGCGTTCACTCCAGACGTTGAGCAAGCGGTGTTGCTGCTGGTCGGCCACTGGTACGCCAACCGTGAGGCTGTCGTGATCGGCGCAGCCGCCAGTCAAGTCCCGATGGGGGTAAATGCCCTGCTTTGGACAAGGAAGCGTTTTTGATGAGAGCCGGCCCACTACGTCATCGCTGCTCAGTGCAGTCACAACAAAGCGTTCCCGATGGCTACGGCGGCTATTCCGATGGATGGACTGAGCTGCGGAAGGTTTGGGCAGAAATCACTATGCCCACTGGGCGTACCGCTGTCGTTGCTCAACAGATCACACGTGTGGTCACCGCCGAAATTCGAGTTCGCCCTACAGCTGATTTGGTTGTTGGCATGCGCATTGTCCGTGGGGCCGATCGCTACCTGGTCGAGGCTGCGCTGCCCGACAACGAGAACTCGATGCTTCGGCTGCTGTGTTCTCTCGTAGATGCCCAGGAGGCCTGATCATGGCGCGACGTTCCAGCGTGCAAGGCAATTTCAAGCTGCGCGGACTACTGCGTCGGATCGGTAGCCAGATGGAAAGCGATCTACGGCCAGCGATGGCAGAGGCTGCCAATCTGGTGTTGGCTACCCAGCAGGAACTCATTCCGCGCGATACCGGCGAGATTGAGGAAGCGCTTGAGTCCTTCGTCTCGAAAAGCGGCCTAGATGCCCAGATCGGGATTCGCGGTAAGAAGGACAATCGGCATTTCTTCTACGGAAGATTTTTGGAATTTGGCACAAAAGCCTATACCCGAGGCGACGGTACGGTTGCTGCTCGTCCTGCGCATCCCTGGTTACGTCCGTCCTACGATATGAACCGCGACGAAATCCAGTTAATCATCAGCAAGGCGATTGCCAGCACGCTGAAGACAGCTGCGGAGGGTAGATGAGTGATCCAGGCTTAGCGCTGCAGAAAGCGCTGTTCGACAGGCTGTCACTGCCAGGCGTTATTTCATGCCCGGTATTCGATTGCGTTCCTGAAAAGACACCGCTTCCATATGTCGTGATGGACACGGAGATTTCGAGCAACACAACGCCTATTTCCGGGAAAAAGCGCGAAACCCGACTGTTCTACATCAGCGTTTGGAGCAATCACAAAGGTCAGTCCGAAGTGAAGCGCATCAATGCCGAGATTGCTGCGGCGTTGGACGAAGTTCCCTTGCCCTTGAGCGTTGGAACCGCCATTTCAGTCCGAGTCCTTCGCACCGAGACAAACCGCGAGCCAGACGGCAAAACCTTCATGGGTAGCGTCGTCGTAAGAGTTATCACTCAACACTAATTCCGCCGAGCTCCACCAGCACCCGCCATTGAGCGGGTTTTTTATTGCTTGAAAACCACCCGCGCCCTGGAGGGCAATCATGACTATTAAAACTTCCGCCGGCATCACGCTGCTGATCGGCCCGGCACATAACGTCAGTTATGGCGAGGATGCGGCGGGCATTACCGCTGCCATCGCTGCACTGAAGGCGCTCGACTATATCGAGATCGGCGAAGTTGAAGACGCTGGCGAGATCGGCGACGAGGCCGGCACAGCCGACTTCACTGCACTGGGCAACCGCCGCAAGCGCAAAGTTAAAGGCACCTTCGATGCTGGTTCCCAGACCGTAATTTTGGGTGAAGACCCCAAGGATACGGGTCAGGCTGCATTGAAAGCGGCACTGCGTAGCGACTCTAACTTCGCCGTCCAGATGGATTACGGCGATGGTTCCTCGGACTACTACCTGGTCCAGGTGCTGAGCTTCCGTAAGCAGATCGGTTCCGCTGAATCGATCCGTAAGGCCTCTGTCTCGCTGGCGATCAACTCAGCAATCTACGAAGACGCCCCACCGGCCGGCCCGTAAGGCAAGCACCTCACAGGCGCCGCGCATTGAGGCGCCTGCTCCAATACTTCTATCTCAAGGAATACAGAACCATGTCCAAGACTGACCACGGCACCGTCGATGTTGAAGTTGGCAGCGAGATCTACACCCTGAACTTCAACCTGAAAGCTGTTCGCAGTGTCGAGCGCTTTTTCGGTGGTATCGGCCCTGCCTTGGCAGAACTGCAAAAGTTCAGCCTGAGCGCTGCCGCCAAGGTGATCATTGCCGGCGCAAACCTGACCCTTAAGCCCAAAGAGGTAGAGGCGCTCGAGGAGGAAATCTACGATCAAGGTGTTGGCGAAGTGACCGTGCCTCTGATCACCTTCATCGTGGCTCTGCTGAATCCGGCCGCCAAAACGGAAGAAGAGCTCGAAAAGGCCGCTGAAGCTGGCGCAGGCAAAGCAAAAAAGTAAATCGGCCGGGCAATGGTAGCTATGTGGATGAGCTGTTCTGCATCGCTACCGGCAGCCTCTACTGGTCCCCGAGAGACGCCTGGGAGACGCCTGTTCCTCAGATCATCATGGCGTGGGAGGCTCGTGTGGAATTCCTGCGCGCTACCAATCCCTATGGCCAAGGGGATAAACCATCAGGTCCGCCGGCGAATGAAACGCCGGACGAGAAGCGGCAGCGCATCAAGGACCAGATGAGGTCGAGGAAGGAACACTGACCCGATATACAGCCCGTCTTTGCGGGTACTAATTTCTACGAGCCGCCCAATGAGGCGGCTTTTTTGTGCCTGGAGAAAAGCTCATGGCAGGTCAAGAAGTCCAGGGAATGTTGATCCGGCTTGAGGCTACAACGGCGCAGATGCGCCAAGAGCTGGCCCGGGCTGATTCGTCCGTCACGCAGGTTTCTGGGCGTATTGACCGTCAGTTGGCACAGGTGGACTCCGCATTTGATCGTGTGGGCCTCAGCGCCCAGCGGGCGGCCGGTGTACTGAAAGGTGCCCTGTCGCTGGGGATTGGCGGTGCTGGGATAGGCGCGCTAGTCAGCCAGGCAGAGGCCTACACGCAAATCGCTAACCGGTTGAAGCTGGTGACGTCGAACAGTGCCGAGTTCACTGCCGCTCAAAATTCGGTTTTTAGCATTGCGCAGAAAGCTGGCCAACCCCTAACCGCAACAGCCGAGCTCTACCAGCGCATCGCGCAAAACCAAGATGCTCTAAAACTGAGCGGGAAGGGTGTGGCGGGTATCGTCGAAACCATCAGCAAGACGATGGTTATCAGCGGCGCTTCGGCTGCATCCTCTGAAGCGGCGCTGGTGCAGCTTGGTCAAGCGTTTGCCTCTGGCACCTTGCGTGGCGAAGAGCTGAACTCCGTGATGGAGCAGGCTCCCGCGCTCAGCCAGGCCATCGCCAAGGGTATGGGCGTATCGGTTGGCGCTCTTCGAGCTCTCGGCGCTGAAGGCAAGCTAACAGCTGAATCGGTCGTGCAGGCGTTGCAAGCGCAGCAGGGCGCGGTAGATGCGCTGTTCGGCAAGATGCAGGAAACAATCGGTACCGGCCTGACCCGTGTTCAATCATCGTTCACCAAGCTCATCGGGGAGGGCGATAAGCTTGGCGGCATGAGCTCCCGGATCTCGGCGGCGCTTACATCTGCCTCCCGGGCGATGGATGCGGTTACGGCGGATGGTGAAGGCTTCACCGAAACCATCAAAAACGTGGGCAATGCCCTCGAAAACGTTGCGTATGTGGGGGGCGCGGCACTAACGCTTGGCGCGGGGAAACTGGTTGCCTCGTTCGCGCAGTCCACTGCCGCCTCGGTCAAGCAGGCGGGCGCTCTTGTGCTCACCACAAAAGCAAGCCTTGAGGCTGTCACCGCCGAAGCGGCATTGGCCCAGCAGTCGCTGGCAACTGCGCAGACGCGACAGGCTGAAGCTGCCGCAATGGTTGAGCGCGCCGCAGTCGAGCTTTCGAGTGCAGAGGCCAAGGTTGCGTCTGATCGCCTGCGCCAGACATCTGAAATAGGGAATATCAAGGCCGTTCAAAGCACTCTGGTCGCCGAGCGAGTTCTCGAGGAGCAAAGGTTACGCGCTCAAATAACGGATCAAGGTAGAGCTATGTCGGTGGCGCGGATCGCTGCGCTACGTCTTGATGAAGTTGCTATCACCAAGCAGCTGCAGGTCGCTGAAACATCCCTTGCTGCGACAACGGTTGCAACATCTGCCGAAATCACAGCAGCCCTAGCTTCGCAAACGGCTGCGCGCGGCGCTCTTGCTGAAACAACGCTTACAACCAATGCAGCCTCGGCTGCATCGGATCGGGCTTCTGCCGCCGCATCAGCCACTGCCAAGGCGACAACGGTGCTCACAGCATCCGGCGGCGGATTGTTGGCGCTCTTGAGCGGTCCTGTCGGCCTTATCGCTATGACCGGGCTTGTTGCCGCTTCTTTCATCGACTTCGGTAGCAGCGCCAAAACCGCCACGTCCGCGCTGATTGATCAAAATCTTACGGTTGATGATTCGATTGCAAAGTTCAAAGAACTCGGAGCGGCACAGCGAACCCTTCAGGTATCGACTTGGAGTGAGAAGCAAGCGGATGCCCTGGACGAGGTCGGTACAGCGCTCAGCGAGTACTCGATGCGCGGCAAGCAGGCTTTCCAGCAGCTAGGCATGGCCGGTATCGAAAGCGGGGAAGCGTTCGACAAGCTTATGGAGGAGGTTCGCGCCGGCTCCAGATCTCTGAATAGCGTCACTGAATGGGTAAAAGAGAACAAAGCGATTCTGCCTGCTTACACCACCATGCTCGAGCAAACAGCAGCGGCGTATGAGATAAACGGACTCAGAGCCGACAAATACGGGAAATTGCTCGGCCAGGTTCGAGACACGACTGTCTCCGTGACTTCCAGCACCGAAAAACTGAAAGTCGCTCAAAAAGATTCAGGCCAGACTGACGCAAGCAAGGCCGCATGGGACAAATACGTCGAGCAGTTGACCAAAACCCGTGACCTGCTCGGGGCGAATGCTGCTGCTGAGGCTGCCTATACGGCC